TTTTCTCTTGAGGTTTCATCAAAAAATCCTCTTAATGAAGCTAATAATGCTTCTTTTTCTTCCCTAGCTGCTGCTATCAAATCTGCTTGATTTAATGTTATTTCAGCATTTGGTATAGGAATTGTTTCATATTTACCTCTAACATATCCTAACATTTCTTTACATATAGCTAAAGTAAATTCAAATATCCAACTTCTACCTACAGAATTAATATCATGGTATTTTGGGTTTTTATAAGGAACTCCACTTACCATTTTTATTTTATCATATGCCTCTACTATTGATGCTGAAGTTCTTTCTGATTTCAACATAAATTCAACCCACATAGTTCCTGCATTTGATCCTGATTGTAATGGATCCTGTACTACACCACCAGGTATTGGAAATACCCTTAATACATTATTATGCATTTCAAATGAATAGTTAGATATTCTAACCATATCATTTAATTCAATTTGTTGAATAATTTGCATATCATAATTTAAAGGCATCATTAAATAACCACCTCCGTAACCCATTCCACCTAATCCTCCTACACCATCAATTCCTGCTGCTACTGATCCTCCTAAACCAAACCCAAAACCATCATATGAACTAGCCATTAATGCTGATGCTGGAGGAGCTTCAAAAAATACTCTCATTATTTGAATGTCATTTTCTTTTTTAAATCCTGCTTGTGCTGCTATTTCATCTAAATTATAATCTTGTACACTTGCTGTTAAATGAACATGCAATTTATGCCAAGGTACATTTCCTCCTGTTCCTGCTTCAGCCCCATATTGTTCTGCATAATCTATTATACGACCTAAATTAGGTGTAACTATTGATTCTTCTATATCTATACTTGTTGGAGCACCTTCTAATGTTAGATAATTTTCTCTGATTTTATAAGCATATAATTCATTACCATATATAGTAACTGCTTCTTCAAAGGCAGCATAAAAATTAAACTTTTGTAATTCAATCTCAACAAGAGGATATCCCATCCTTAATGCACAAAAATTTGCTACTTTATCAGCATCTTTTTCAAATGCTGGATCGTTGTCATAAAATCCAAAAGGAGTATCTCCTGGGTGGAATGAACTTGAGCCTGGCCAAATTGGTATATTCATAATTTTTATTTACGTTTAATTCGTGTTTAACTTGCGTTTTAATTAGTTGCTATTGGAGCGTTGACGAGTACATATTCTACGTCTACACTTCCAGTAAGAGCGTATACAGAAATAAATTCTATATCTTGTTCAAACAAACCACTAAATTTACTACCTGAGCAATTAGGGCTTGAAAACATAATAGAAGAGGTAGGTAAACATTCCATTGTCCAGTAACTTTTAGTTCCTGTTAATGAAAAATCTCTTTGATCTAATGTATATGTTAAATCATTAGTTGGGTTCCCTATATTTGCTTTTGCTACTGTTATTTGATTTCCTACGGCATATCCATTTCCTCCAGTTTGTATAGTTACATTAGTTGGTTTAACTGTAAGATTTGCAGCTAGTAAACCTGGTAGAATATTTGCTACTGATGTTGCCATATTTCCAGCTACTAAATTTCCTATATAATCTCCACTAACAGCTCCATATCCTAATGTTTGTAATACTGATTCTTTTATAACAACATCTTGATTAACAGCATATTCTAAACCAACTGAATTAATTACAGCTGTTGTAATAACACCACCTGCTGATGTTAAATTTACTGTTGCTCCTTGACCTGTTGTAGTTGTAATAGGAACATTATTTATAGTAGTATTAACTGTTACTGTAGGTACAGATATATTAGTTATAATACTTCCTTTTACAAGATTACCATTAGATAGTGTTCCTGTAGGAATAGTTAATTGATCTCCTATTGTATATCCTGATCCTGATGTAACAAATTCTAACTGCGTATATGTGGGTACTGAAGCGTCATTACCCGCACCAGGTGTTACTGTCACAGAACCTGTTGCTCCTGTTCCTGATCCACCTGTTAACGCTACTGTATATGTACCTATAGCTGCTAAAGTTGTTGCTAATGGGGTTAAAGTTATTAGAGGAGTAGGATTTAATGTATTAGATGTTACAACACGTAACGTCATTCCTGCACCACTTCCATTTGTTGTAGTTGGAAGATTATTATAAGTTCCAGCTGTTCCACCTGTTCCTCCACTGGTGTAAGATCCACTTAAATCTGATCCTACATTTCCTGTTTCTGATTCACCATTTGATGAAGTAAAGGTAACGGCTAAACGATTAGTATCATCCATATTTGTTATTCTTCCATAAGCTATACTATATGAAGGAAATAATGCTGGACCTGGTACTAGTCCATTTGTATTTATTAAGTCAACATTTGTATTAACAGGAACGGTAACAATTCTTCTATCATAATTTGTTACATTTGGAACTCTATATAAATTTTCATTTATTGTTCTTATACCGTTAATCACATGCTCTTCTTTAATTTTTACTTGAAAAGTAGACGGAGTTACTGTTGATGCCATAGGTTTTTGTTATAAATATTAAAGGGAAAATTAAATCATAAAAAAAGCCCCACTAATGTGGGGCTCTTTTAAGAATAATTGTTTAAATACTTTAATATAATTAAATATTATAGTGTATTTAAATTTGAACAAAAGATTCTACCATAAAATTCTGGTCTTAACATCTTCTTAGCATAACGAGTTAATAAACCTTTACGTGGAGTAAATGTTGTTGGATCGTAAACTAATGGAGTCATAATTAACGGAATATATGGAGCAAAAACTGCACCAGCTTCCAAGAATTGTCCACCTCTATATCCTAATAAT